CAAGGTGCTGGTGGATCTACTGGTTCAACTGGTCCTACTGGTCCTACTGGTGCACAAGGTGCTGGTGGATCTACTGGTTCAACTGGTCCTACTGGTCCTACTGGTGCTCAGGGTGCTACAGGTCCATCAGGTCCTACTGGTGCTACAGGAACAGCAGGGGGTGGAGCAACTGGCGTTGACTATAATGACAACGTAAAACTTCGTTTTGGTGACGATAATGATATTGAGCAGTTCTTTGATGGAACTCGTTTCAATATTCAACCAAAAAGTTCTACAACTACCAGTCAACTTGATTTTGAAGTTAAGGATCAAATTTATATTCACTCAAAATCTAACGGAATATTTTTAAGGGGCAATAACCAAATGCTTCTTGAGATGTACGGCGGTTCTGGTGGCGGAATCTACTTCCATCATAATAACAATGACAAGTTAAAACTTGAGGGTGGTAATTGGACGTATCAAGGTAGTGCTACTGTTACTTTTGATAACCATTTATATGCCAGTTCTGATAGTGCGATCGATATTGGAACAAACACTACTCGTTTTAGAAAGATATATGCGGATGATATTGACGTAGACGGCGAACTTGAGACTGACACTCTTGGCGTTGGTTCAGGATTACAAAATGGCGATGTTGCGAGTTTTAAAGGAGGTAACAATAACCAAGTTAATATATGTCATTCAAGTAATAGTGGTTGGGGATTGCTTCTAACTAATAGTGATAGTACATCCAATGCTGGATATCATTATTCATCCTCTGGAAATGATACCAGTTGTGCTGTAGTTAACGTCAATAATGACGCTTTACATTTTGCCACCAATAATACTTCAAGATTCTTTTTTACTCATGATGGTCATTTCTTACCATATGCTAATGGAGATTATGATATAGGTGGTAGTAGTAATAGAGTGAGAAACATATACACTAGTGACCTTAACTTATCGAATGAAGGATCTACAAATGATGTAGATGGAACGTGGGGTAGTTACACTATTCAGGAGGGTGAGGATGATTTGTTCTTAATAAATAAGAGAAATGGTAAGAAGTACAAGTTTATGTTGCAGGAGGTTGAGTAATGGCTATTAATTTCCCTGAAGGTACTCAAAATTTTCCTTCACGTATTACTCAAGTTGTTCAAAATCACTATGACAGCGCATCAACACATAATGGATCATCGTATACAGACACAGGTCTTAATGTTTCTATAACTCCAAGAAGCACTAGTAGTAAAGTTTTAGTTTTGGCTACGTTTATATTTGGACAAAGTAAAAGTCCTACGTCAACTCAAGACAACATGAAAGCGTTTACTTTATATAGAGAAAGCACTGATCTTGCTCCTGCCCATAGTCAATTTTTTGCCCACCAAAACGAGTCTTATGCCAGCATCAATTGGGACGAACAAACGCAAGTAGCTTCTATTTGTTACTTGGATAGTCCTAGCACGACTAGCTCTATAAATTACAAGTTGAGAATGAAAGTAGACTCAACTCAAACCACAATTATGTTTAATCGCAGAGGGTACGGCGATCACACAGGAAACTCCACCATTACTTGCATTGAGGTTGAAGCATGATTAAAGATATTGCAATTAGATCTGTTCACGCAAATGTTGTTACTATCTACGATGTTGATGGTGACAATCCCAGTGCATACGACGCTGACGGTAATGAAGTTGTTTTAGACACTGCTGCAGTATCCGCCAAAGTTGCTGAACTGCAGGCAGCAGAACCTTGGGAAAAATTGCGGAGGCAACGCAATAGAACGCTAACCGAAACTGACTGGACACAAGTTGCTGATGTTCCTGTTGGAATAAAAACAACATATCAATCATATCGTCAGGCACTCCGAGACTTACCTGCCAACACTAGTGATCCTGCTAACCCAGTCTGGCCAACTAAGCCTTAGTACAGTCTGGAAAAAAGAGAGTTGCTGTGACTTGGTATTATTGTAAGGATCACTTGGTCTAATAAATAATCAAAAAGTATAGATAATGGCGTTAAATTTTCCTAACAGTCCATCACTAAATGATATCCATAACGAAAATGGAACTCGGTGGCAGTTCAATGGAGAATCGTGGACTAGAATTGTAACGGCAGGATCTCAAGGATTTCAGGGTGCTGCAGGACCTACTGGTGCTCAAGGTGCTGCGGGTTCTACTGGTGCTCAAGGTGCTGCAGGTTCTACTGGACCCACTGGTCCTACTGGTCCTACTGGTGCTCAAGGTGCTGGTGGACCTACTGGTGCTCAAGGTGCTGGTGGATCTACTGGTTCAACTGGTCCTACTGGTCCTACTGGTGCACAAGGTGCTGGTGGATCTACTGGTTCAACTGGTCCTACTGGTCCT